CCCGGATGGCTCCGGGAGCTTATGTTGACTATGTATAGCATATTTTGCGCTACAGTCAATTCTTAAGTCATAAATTGAAGGAGTCACCTTACCAGGAAGCGAAAGCAAGTAAGGTAGTGACAAACTCAAAAGTAAGATAAAGAAGAGACAGTGGCGTCGGATTGTTGACGCTAGCATTTTTTAAAGAGGTTATGATCTTTTCCAAAAAAGATCACCACAAGTTCTATAATACTTCGAAACGATGGTAACGAACACAGTAGGAAATACTGTGGTTCTATTGAAACCATGGCCTAAGAGACTATAAACTGCATGTTTAGCCAGCATGTACCACGAACGGTAGTCATTCGTGGAGGCAACAAAATTCACCAGGAAACTGTTTTAGACAGTTGTCCGACCCTAGAAAGAAGGGATAGGTGCCTCTCTGCTATTGAGAGGATAAGGTAGGAGGATGTGGAAAGTGCGGGATAGTACTAAGTGAACCTAACACCATAGGCTATTCAAGGAGGTTTAACGGGAAACCATGAAGATCTACTGGAAAGTACTGCTCAGACAACCCGACCAGAGCTAGGACCGTTGCCCGAAAGCAACAATATAGGCACCCGCGTATCTCGAAGCGTAGGGATAAAGCCAGACAATATGTTCGAGACAAAAAGTCCTCATTTGCAAGGACCTGAGGTTCAAAAGTACAGGGATGGAAACCTGGACGAGAAGAGAGACCTCTTTTAGACGATCGGAGGTGATTTCCGATGTGCGGGACGAGTGCCCAAGCATCCGCGATCACTGTTGATGATTCCGGAATTAGAAGTTAATCGGATAGACCAACGGGACTACCGGTATGGTAGCTTCATCAGCCGCTATGATGAAGTCATGAATGTATCCTTTGAACATAGTATTGAAAAGTTCATAAACAAATATGTATGGATACAGAGACAAAGACACTAACTTTTCCTAATCAGCAAGTATGGTTAAAGGGATTGTGTGTGGGTCTAGTGTTTGAGTTTTTGAGCTCAATCTCACTAAGTTGCCCTGAGTAAGGGATATAACAACCTTTGTCGTTTGTGTAAGCGTTCGGATAGGATCTCCACAAGATTCGAAGCCGACGTAACACTTGCCGCGAGCTCCAATGGGCGCCTCCCCCACCGTGAGGTGGGATCGAGGTCAGTAATTGGATGTCTTAATCCGGGGCGTAGCTTGAAGTTTTCAGAGTGTGGCAATCACTCCAAATCCAAAACTGCAGGCTACTCCACGTGCAAATGAGGCTCAGAGATACGATAAAAAGAATCAATGAGCCTCTTTTCACGTGAAGTAGCCGCTGTATCGACAGCAACCCCTAAGCAACAACCTTTGCTTCCGCGGCATCGCCGCAAGCAATATGTTTCTGATAAAGCCCGCAAAGAAAAATTGCGGTTGCAACAACGCTATTTGCGTATTCGAGAGAAACAAATGATTGATCAGGACTTATACGAACAATCCGGTCCCTTACCACTTGGTAATACCTCTTCCGGTCCGCTACAACACCCGCGCCTAATTGCCTTACAAGCGCGCGCAGTGTTAGTAGCGGCCCAAACTTATTGTGTTGGATCCATTCAATGGACACCAGGACAAAATTATAAATTGAACCCCAGGCTGCGTAATATTAAACGCACCATACGACGATTGCGCCACAAAATTGTGAAGCGCATAGTAATTTTTAAAGAACAAGTGGGGTTCTTCGACCAATGTAGGAATACTGTGGATACAATGCAAACAATCACAGACATAGTTGGTCGCGCCAAATACCAAAAGGTCAATAATAGTGTCTCTGATTCACTTGTGGCTAGAGCAGAAGATTTAATATTGCTCGCTACTAGCTTGAGTCAGTCCACTTCAGTCACGCAGTTTGCAGCATCCTTGCTGTTATACGTAAGGACACATCATCCCCGAGCTTTCACCCCTGTTATTTTTAGTTGGGTAAAAAGTATATTGGGAGATCATGATGAGTCTTTCAAAGAGCAAGCTGGTGAATGGGATGAACAAACTAAGGAAAAGATCGCTAATGATCCATTTGTAATTAGAGCCTTTAAGGAATTTATGGTCGTTTTACGATTAGGTTTATCCAACTGGTCTAAAATTGTCAACTCAAGAATGTTTAAGAACGTTACTACATTTTTGACGATTTTGACCACAACTGGTTTATTGAAAGAACTGCCAGCACAATTGGCGCCAATTTCATCTTTCTTTTCAAGGAAGTTGGAACCCAAAGTACGTGAGTCTCGAACTATTTACGAGGCTTTTATGGAAGTTCTGCTTTTTACAGCAGAAAAAGTGACTGAATTCATCACCACCGGCAATTGGAAGGATCTTTTTACAGATCACAAAGAGGTGGACGAACTAACAGATGAATATAATGTTTTGATGACAGCCTTACCCCTACTTGATGCGAACAAATTGCATGAGTTATCAGATAATCGGGTAAAAGGCATTAGCAATACGGCCGATCTGGCTTATAGGATAGTAACATTAATTACTAGAGTCAGGGCTCTGAGGAACAATGAGTCGAATGAGTACGTTAAAAATGGACTCAATCAGAAGCTTTCAAATTTGCTTGGTTTAGAAGCGGCTTTAATACGCTGCCAGAAGACCACCATAATGCGCGAAAGACCTTTTTGCGTGCAAATCTTTGGTCCTTCAGGTGTAGCTAAGAGTACGCTTATAGAGGCTGTCAAAAAACAAGTGTGCGATGCTAATAACATTCCGTATGAAGATCATAATGTGGTATACATTAATGAAGCGGATAAGTTTGATACAGAGTTCACTCACCACACCACCGTTGTCGTTTTAGACGATCTAGGCAATGTCAACCCTGATCGGAATGACGGAAAATCACCGACTCAAATGATTATCGACTTGGTAAACAACATCCCCAAATTAGCAGTGAAAGCTGATTTAGCAGATAAGGGCAATGTACCCAAAGCTGCGCAGTTAGTTATAATTACTACGAACATTGAGGATATGCATGCTAAGTTGTATTCATCCGAACCTGCCAGTATTTTACGCAGAATGGATGTGGTCATGAAAGTCTCATTGCGACAAACTCACTCAGATAAGAAGACAAACACCTTTAGCCGGAATGCTTTCATAGAGAACAGAAACGCGTGGTCTATAGATTATGGTCAGATTAAGATTACTAGATCTGATGTTAAGACCGTGAAGGACGATTTTGAGTTCGCTGTAGAACAAACCGACGGTTCATTGCTGCAAGCTTTAACTTATTTGCGCACTATGTCTGTCGAGCATTTCGATGCACAGCGACATTTCGTTCATGAAATGCGTTCCATTCGTAAGGCTAAGTACTGCAAACATGGTCACATTTCTTATTTTTGTGACCAGGGGTGTTTCAATGCCGTAGATTTGACCGATGAACCCAGTGTAGAAGTACGCAAGTTTGAAGGGTATGAGGCTATGTTCGGACCACAGCTAGTTTTCCGGCCAGATGAGGTCGAAGAGAAGAAACATGTGGCCGAGGAATGTCCTACCGCAGCTGCTGCTCTGAAGGATCTTTTAGCAGATCAAGGAGCGGCTTTTTGCGATTTGGTGGTGTCACGGCCTTCGTACTCGCCTATCGATGAACCTGGTCATATAGTGGATCATTTGGTTAGCATTGATCACGGCGATATTGGATCTGTAGGTACACCATGCCCTTCTTTGGATGATTATCAAAGTGTGCAACAACAATCCGGTCTAGACGATGTTCCTGAGGACATGGTTGAAGATTGGGAAAATGTTTGCCACATGCCAATGGAAAATGCGATTTCATCAGCTCAGCGTTGGTGGTTTAGAACCTCCAAGGAACTTTGGATGAAGTTTCTGCCTCGACCTAAATTCATGAAATTTAAGGATTTAGTCGAAATCAGATTGAATGCGGAAACTACCCCCTTTATGGAGTTGGAAATAGACTTAAAGCAATTGTACTTAACAAAGTGGCGAACGGCTGCCTCCGTTTTATTAGGAGCTGCGGCTGCCGCTGCTTTGTATGGGATAGTGCACTTGATTCGTACCACGCGTGCTGCCGAAAAGATGTTGCAGCAAAACGACAGTGAAGAGGAAATACCAAATGAGAATGGGCCAGATAATATATTCGGACCGCCTGTGGAAAACATATGGAAGAAACCCGTGTACATACCTCCTCCTACAACTGAAGTGAGCGACACCATGACTATCAAGCAATTGAACAACATGGTGGATCGCTCCATAGCTGTTATGAGGATCAAAACTGGAGATGCAAAGTGGTCTTATTGTAATACCCTGCCTTTATGTTCCAATTTGTGGATAGTGCCCAAGCACATGTTACCACCATATGGTGACAAAGCTCAGGGTGTAATTGAGTATCAATCTGATGACGAGTTAGGCCGAGTTTATGAATTTATTCTAGGTTCAGCCAATCGTTACGATCTTAAGGATGACGACTTTAGTATTATTCAAGTCGTGTCTAGTGGATCTCAGGTTAATTTTTTCAACACTATGCCGGACAAGCGAACAACAAGTGCGCCAATTTATTGCACGCACCAGTACCGGAACAAAAATGACTATTCTACAGCTTTGAAAAGGGTTAGAATGGGCAGTCAACAGAGTTACAGACATCCTTCAGGCGATTTTACTGAGAGGTGGGCCGTTCCTTACGATTATATGGCAGACACTTTTCCAGGCCTGTGCATGGCTACACTGTGCGCTTATACTACCAAACCTTATATTTTAGGTTTCCATCGAGCAGGGAGTTCAGATTCCAAGAATCTGGCCTTAGCCACAATGGTAGATCGAGAAATGTTTTGGCCGGCTTTGCAATATTTTAAGCCCAAAGGTCTGATGGTCGCTGACGCTGGGGTGTTCCCTTTAGAGTTGTATGGGAAAAAATTGACGCTGCAATCGTGTGCTCATAAGCACCATTGCGTCAATTTTATAACTGATCTCGAGGGGAGACGACCCAATGTGGAAGTGTATGGTACACTTAATACGCCACGTGCTAAGTTCAAATCTAATGTGCATACGTCGCCTATTTCAGAATTGGTGACAGAAGAAATGCGTTTGGAGAAGAAACATGGCGCTCCTAGTACAGTAGGCTACAATAAACACTGGCAACGAGATTTACAAAAAGTTGTTTGTGCTCACAATGCTATTGATCCAGATCTGTTGGAACTGGCTATGAATGACGCCAAGAAATTGTACGAAGAGAAGGTTCCTCAACGCATGCTGGACAAAGCTCGCCCCTTAACTTTGGACGAGTCTTTGGCCGGTATAGATGGCGCTTATGCCATTGATTCCATGAACTTTAGTACTTCCGTGGGTTTTCCTCTGAATCAAAAGAAAAACAAGTTTGTTTCGGATAGTACACGAACGGTACCTGGTATTACAAGGCCCAAGGATTTGGATCCTATGTATGAACAAATGGTCAAGGACATTGAAGACAGGTTGGCGTCGGGTCAGCGCTGGTACACTATATTCCGCGCTTGTCTCAAGGACGAACCAACAAAATACACCAAGGACAAAATTCGCGTATTTAACGCAGCTGAATTTGCCTTTTCTATTGTAGGTAGGAAATATTTGTTGCCTTTATTGGCAATACTACAAACAATAGGCAATGATGTAGGTGTTACTGTTGGTACGAACTGTTATTCAGAACAGTGGACTAGACTGTATGATCATTTGTCTAAACACGGACACGACCGCTTTATTGCAGGAGATTACGCCGCTTTCGACAAGAACATGTCTTCAGTGATAGCCCGAGCTGGTGACCAGATTTTGTTATGGTTAGCTGAACGCTGTCCACATTACTCAGAGCGAGATAGAACTATTATTCTCGGTTTGATAACGGAATCGGTTTACCCAGTGGTAGAATATGATGGTGTGCTGATGCAATTTAAAAGCTCAACGCCGTCAGGAACTATGACCACTGTGTACAACAATATCTTTCGGCAGATCATTTTGAGTCGCTTAACTTATTATTTTGAAAAGTTGAAGCGAGTAGCCAAAGGTGAGATTAAGTTGGAAGACATACCTGTTTTCCACACTGTTGTAGCTGAAGCTTATTATGGAGATGATGACGCCGAGAGTGTGTCACGTAGTGAGCAGGATTATAATCATGTTTCAAAAACATTGTTCTTAGAGACTATTGGAATTAAATTCACTTTACCGGACAAAACGAGAGGTTTAAATACTAAGTTTATGACTAAAAAGACATTAACTTTGTTGAAGAGATCGTTTGTCTGGGACACAAAGTTGCAAAGATATCGTTGTCCCATTGAAGAAGATTCCATTGCTCGAATGTTGCATTGCTACATGAAATCCAAAGCAGTGTTACCTGAACAACAGTCAGCAGATGCTATCAACAATGCAGCAAGAGAATTCTATCAGCATGGGCGAGCGACATACGATAGTCGCGTTCGTCAGTTGATGCGCGTAGCTAGGAGAGCAGGAATTGATGATATGCTCCAACCTATACCCACATATGATGAGTTCACAGAGAACCTTAAGAAGGGCTATTTTATTCCTGACGTGCCGGCCACCACTGAATATGATCTGCAATCAGAAGATTATTGCTATTTTGCTTCGGACGAGCCGGCCACCATTGAATATGATCAGCAATCAGGTGAGGAAGAAAGTATTCTCCCTGACGAAGACATGAATTCTTTGTTGGCCGGCGCTTTGATTACCGAGTCACACATTGACCGAACTATTGAAAATTATTGCTTGCGCCATTTTGGTGTGCCTCTGGATCGCGTGTGGCCCACAATGCCGGAGTGGCCCATAGCAGGTCCGCTGTTAATGCGTGTTTTGCAGGTTCATAATTTCGAGTTGTATTCTTGTTTGTACATGGAAGAGATGTTGGTTCAAATGAATATGTTCACAGGTCCAAGATACGAACAACAGGACAGGCGCTCGTAAAGAGCATGTCGGCTTGGGATGCCGCGATAAAACTCACCCTGGGAGACAACCCAAAGACATTTAAACCGTTAGAGCACGTTACGCACAAACTTTTTCCTTTCATTAATAGGTGCACGTCGAGCACGAAGTCAAAAGCGACACCTGGCCCACCCAGATACATGGTGGGGGATGGGAGACAGTCCGATTGTCTCAAAGGAAAACCAATTAGAGCAAAGGTGGAATGCCATACTTACGAATCTTTTGACGTTAGAGAACCTGTGTTCTATGCAGCGGAAATGCTGCAAGAACAGTCAGGGAACGTCTCCGTAAGTACCACCCCAGCTTCAAACCAGGAAACAGTTGTAGGGTTTGACTCCGTTACAGGAGGTTTTACTACGACAGTCGCGTCGCGACCAGATTCAACCAGTGATTTAGTTGATTCAATTAATACGGATATTATGTCTTTCTTAGCTCGACCTGTTATTATTGGTACAGAGTTGTGGGAACCTGGTAGCAGCAATTTTTACTATCAGATTAATCCATGGAAAGAGTTACTTAGGAAAGCTTCTGTTAAATCAAAGACCCAAGGGTATGATTTATTTAGAGCTAAGTTGCATGTTCGTATAACGTGCACAGGCAGTTCTTATTTTGCCGGTAGAGCGATAGCTTCGTATAGACCCGTTTTGGGTGACGAAGATTTTTTGCGTACCACATCGGCTTCGCCTACGTTGCAGAATTTATTTAGTTCTCAGCGAATGCACGTATTTTTGAATCCTACACAATCACAAGGTGGAGATTTAGTTGCACCATTCTTCTTTGAGCATGACTACATAGAATTAAATAAGGTAGATACATCACTTCAACCTTTGGGTGAACTCACAATAACGAGTTTGGCTCCACTAGTTAATTATTTAAGTGGAGCCGACGCGGTAGCTACTATAAGAGTTTACGCATGGTTTGAAGATGTTCAAATGAAGGTTGCTACATATGTTCAGCAATCTGGAACGGAAGGTGGGTTAGTGTCTAAAGTTGCTACAGATGTAGCCAGGAAAGCAGGCACATTATCTTCTGCTCCAGTAATAGGGCCGTACGCAAAAGCTACCCAAATGGGTGCTAGCGCTGTGGCCGATGTGGCAAGTATATTTGGCTATTCCAGGCCTAGGAATTTAATTGACTCCGAAAAGATGGCCCCAGAATTTGTTGGGAATCTTACCAATTCTAACACTAAAGATCAATCAGTTGTGTTAGCTTTGGATGGGCGTCAAGAAACATCTATAGATCCTAGAACTGTAGGATTGGATGGCCAAGATGACATGGCTTTTTCTCGGATAGTTACAATACCGTCTTTTATAGGTAATATGACTATTCCGAAAGCAACGTCCGCTGATAGATTGTTAGCTATTTTTCCTGTCATGCCTTCTTATTACTTTTTTAGTGAGCAGGGCAGGGACAATGCCTATACTTTGACTGCTAGTGCAGCCATAGCAAGGGCATTTGTGTACTGGAGAGGCTCAATTAAGTTTAGATTCGTGTTCAACACGACCAATTTTCATAGAGGTCGTGTTGCATTTAGATTCGAACCGGATCAAACTAAAGCCTTATCTATGTATAATTTAGCAAATGGGTCTGTTAGTGGGTCCACCTATTTGACGCAGTCCCAAACCCAAACTACTCACATTGTAGATCTAGCTGATAAAAATGATTTTTCAGTGTGTGTGGGTTGGGCTAAAGGAAAACCTTACTTGAGGGTGCCCAATGTGGCGCCCACGGGTTTGGGGACGTCGTCGAATTGGTTGAACATCAAAGACGCGACTGGTCCAAACGTCACTCCGACAACCACAGGTTGGCAAACCGATGTATGCAACGGTTACCTGATGGTATCGGTGTTGGATCCCGTGGTTTATCCGGGACCGCTTCCTATCAATGATATATATTGTCAAGTTTATGTGTCGATGTGTGACGATTTTGAATTTGGGAAAGCCTCTGGTGAGAGGATCCAAAATTTATCCACGCAGACATTTGAATTACAATCAGGAGTTGAAGGTGTGGCCGAGATGACCACGGTTGACGAACCGCAAGGTGGCGACGAAATCGCAGCGATGTACACTACACCAACTGTACCGGAATTATCACCAATATTTATGGGTGAAACGATAGGTTCTATAAGGACCTTAGTCAAGCGGTTTTCTCACACTTTTTCTTATTCCAACCCCAATTTAGCCGCAGACAAATACGTACGATTACGTGTTATATTATGGCAGTTCATAGGGTTTTTTGGACCGACCAATTTTGGTTTACCAGGAAATAGAAATGTGGTGGATGTGTTAGGCAGAGAAGGTACTTCTACTCAAGCCTACGATTTCAATGCTACCGGCACTACTTTTATGCATTATTTCATGCCAGCTTTTGCTGGTTGGAAAGGTTCTACACGTTTAAAAGTGGTGCCATGGGGTGGGCCTCGTACTTCGAACATATATAGTACGTTGGCTATCGGTTTGACTAATTCCCCGCAAACAGCTTCTTTTGGGTATCAATTGATTCCTGCCGGTAGTGACTATCACACCGCCGCCTCTTTGTGGAGGCGTGGGCAGTGGATCAATTCCAGTAGTGGTATTTCATTAACTCAAAAGTTGCAAAAAGCAGGCGTGGAGGTGGAGTTCCCCTGGCAAAGGTCTGAACGTATGGAACGTACAGGTCTTATGTGGGGTAGAGCTACATCTACTTACGCGCGCGCAATCATTTCTGAAGACATTTATGTGGACAGATCATTCGATTATAGTGGGATGGACATTTTCACAGCCGCAGGAGAAGATTTTACTCTCTTCTGGTGGCAAGGTATGCCCACTTTGTACCGTAAAGACGATATTCCGGAGAGTCGGCCATTGGACCCGTGGAGGGCCATTAATTCCGACAATGCGTTAACGTCTTGACGACGCGCGTGGCTGGTAACCCTAACTACCCGGATGTGGAGCCGTGCTCCACAGGCGACAAGGCGCTTTATACCTTACCCACGTATGCGTGGGCCCTCTCTAGCGAGCGTGAGAGGGCAGTTGTTTATAGTAGCTCGTATTCCCATGAGCAATCCATGGGGCGGCGACAGGTCAGTGTCGTCGTACCAGGCCAATTGGCCCTTTTAATTGATGCAGCATCACGTTTGTGAAAGACGTGTTGTACAGGTTTTTAAGGGCCCAGCGGCCCTGAATTTTTTCCTGATTGCAGATTTAGAAAGGTTACCAAGGTTTGGTGAAGGGTTAGCTACCCGGAACGCTTGGTTGCACTCCCCAC